AAGCATAAGATAATTTCCCTTCTTAAATTCATTCTTGGTTTCACTGCCATTCTGGCATTGTTCGGAACCATGGGATCACTCGAGTGTTCAACTATCACAGTTGGACAAGCTCTCATTCAAGCAGGAGCAATCGGGGCAGGGTTGGTAATAGGAATTATATTTGCATTAATCAAAGAGTGGAGGGAGGAGAGATAGGATGGTTAAGACGCATTCAAATTCAAGATTTGTCTTAAAGTCACTCGACGATATACGAGAGAGCAGAGACGTGATCCTGCAGATCGTAGAAACTGAAAGCACCTTTGCAGATTCAAAGAAGTCGGTTTATCTTTGCGAAGTCGTTTCTTTGGCGCAGTATAACAGCTCAGGGACCTTGGACTGTCTGGCAAACGAGATAATCAAAGTAAACTCAGAAAACAGACGGCTTAGAAAGAAAATAGAGCAATATGAAAAGAGGGGTTGCTGATGGCAATACAGGTCGTTATTCCGGTGGACAAGCAGGCTGTTGAAATTGAAAACAGATCCATGCATACATATTTAGGCGATGCCAATTCGGCTGACGCTTACAGTTCTTACAAGGCTTTGCAGGATGCAACTAAGGCATTGAATATCTGCAAGGGAATGCACAGGGTTCTTAGTAACCTGGGGTTAACCGAGGAGAAAGAGATCGTTGGCGAAGATATCAAGAGAATCGAAGCCAAGATCCAGAGTATATACGAGGAGAAGAAAGAGAAGTATGGATTTGGTTGGAAGGGAGGTACGTCATGCTAGATACCGAATTTAAAACTATTGAGGAAGGGATTGAAAAGCTTAAGAAAGCAGTAAACACTAGAAACCAAATGGGAGGCGCTCTGTATTTTAATATATGCGAAGAAGACTGTTTGAAAATCGCGGACAAGTTATCATCCATGGGAGCCAACAAGTTAGCTATCGCTTCTATCGGCGGATGGGAACTTAGATAGGAGGTCTTGATATGGCAAGGCACAAGAAATGCGTTACCTGCAGAAGGCTGTGGAATATAAGCCTACATCAGGAGATACCAAAGAGCGGATACGTATGTCCGCATTGTATCAGCGTAAGAAAAAAGCTCACCCGACTCGGCAAAGTCAGAATGAGCGCTTAACAAATTTATCTAAGGTGAGTATATCACCAGAATCGGAGGATTGCAAGTGAAAGAAAGGAACGATGGTGTTTCAATGAGCCTGAATGAAAAGAGGCTCTTGGATGCGAACGAGGTGTGTTATTACCTTAGTCTTGGCAGAAACAAGGGCATTGAATTTGCAAAGAGCATAGGAGCTGAGATCAAAATAGGCAGAAGATCTCTGTATGACAAGGCGAAGATAGATAAATATTTCGATAATAAATCCAATAATGAGGAGGTAAGTGAGTAATGGCTATCGGCATTGTAAGAAAGATTGATGATCTTGGGAGGGTTACGATCCCGATCGAATACAGAAGAGCTCTAAATCTCGCAACAGGTGACGCACTTGATCTTTATACCGTGGACAAGGTTATCCACCTCAAAAAGGGTAAGGGCAGAAGGCTTGATGAACTCGGTAGATACACATTGCCGATTGAGGTGCGCAGGTCCTTGAGATTTGAAATGAATGAACTGGTTGATATCTATGTTAAGGGCGATGAAATCTGTATCAAGAGAGAAATGCTGCAGTGTGTCATTTGTGGATCAGAGGATGAAACTCAGCTTCACGAAGTCAATGGGGTATTGATCTGTAAGAGCTGCGCTCTGGCCGTAACTGACATGGTTATGGAAAACGGCTTATGAGCTATTATCGGACATGCCCTGATTGTGGGTCGAACTTAGACCCTGGGGAAATATGTGACTGTCAATTAAATTATGAGGAGGATACAGATCATGAAAATGAGACTGCTAAGAATACACATCCAGAACTTCAAAGGGTGTAAGGATAGAGAAATTGATTTTAGCAATAAGACTTCCATCAAGGGAGTTAACGGATCCGGAAAGACAACGATCGCTGATGCGATTATGTGGGTGCTGTTTGGTAAAGATAGCACCGGAGCTTCTTCCTTCGATATTCGTCCCAAGGATACACTAGGTACCGATATTGATTTCATTGATATCCAAGTGGAAACGGTTTGGGATGTTGATGGCAGAGAATTAACCATTGTTAAAACCCAGAAGCAGAATTGGGTTAAGAAACGCGGATCAGAAGAAAAGACCTTTGAGGGCAACGTCAACCTTTACGAGGTCAACACCATACCTAAGGCCGAGAAGGAATTCAAGGCTTACATAGAGGCACTGGTTCCTGAAGAGGTATTTAAGTTCGTAAGTAATACAAATGCATTTATGGCACAGAAGCCTGTTGATCGTCGCAAAACTCTGTTTAAGCTTGTTTCTGATATTACGGATGCTGATGTATTAGCAACGGATCCTAAATTTGATAGCTTGGCTGTACAGCTCGTACAGTTCACTTCGGAGGAGATCCTCAGTCGCGACAAAAAGGCTCTCCTGGAAAACAAAAAAAAGATCGATGAGATACCGGCCAGAATTGATGAGGTTAATAAGACCATTGTTGAGGTTGATTATTCAGAGAGTGAGAGGAAGCTACAGGAACTTCGCGAACAACTTGCATCTGTAGAGGACAATGGATCCGATGCATCGGTATATGACCAAGTCAACAAGCTTAAGGCTGAGATTTCCATGTACAAAGGAAATATGCTGGATATCGAACGCGAGGCAAACTCCAAGGTTGTTAAGGATCGCAAGGATGTGCAATGCAAGATTATTGATACTGATCAGGCATTAAGCAGGTTTATCAATCAGGTATCTGCAGATGAGAAACAGCTTGAGAATAATAAATCTCTTGTTTCTGGCAATGAAGAGCGTCTTAAGAAATTAGGCGAAGATTATACAACTGAAAAATCTCGTGTAATGGCTGATGGAACGAACATCTGCCCGGTATGCCACCAAGAGTATCCGGAAGATATGAAAGAAAGTATGCGTGCGGCCTTCGATACTGAGAAGGAAAGAAAGCTCAGAGAGATCAACTTATCTGGAAAAAGTGTATCAGATAACATTAAGTCATACAAGGCTCAAATTACTGAGCTAGAAGAAAGGATATCTTCAGGAAAGGCAGAGATCGAGAAGCTGAATACTGAAAAGGTCGATTTACAACATAGGCTCGAGGCACTTCCTTCAGCAGTGGACTTATCAACCAATACAGCTCATCAAGCCGCTCTGTGCGCATTGATCAATGCTGATAGTAATCTTGATATCGCTTTAACCATGACAAAGGATGCTGATGCCAGAAAACAGGCTGTAGCAGCCCAGAAGAGATCCATCCAGACTGAGATCGATACAGTTAACCGTATTCTTTCCGGAAGGCAGACTGTTGCTAATGCCAAGGCAAGGGTCGAAGATCTGAAGGAAGAACAGCGAAGATTATCACAGGCTATAGCCACTACAGAGAAAGAGATCTGTCTTCTCGAGGAATTTAATAAGGCAAAGGTTAATCTTTTGTCTGATAAGATCAATGCTCATTTCAAGGTTGTTCGTTGGAAACTCTTTGAGAGACAGATCAACGGTGGATATAACCCGATCTGCGAGCCGTTGGTAAATGGACAAGCATACAGCAGCGCTTTAAACTCTGGCCATAAGATACTTGCAGAATTAGACATCATCCAGGCACTTCAAAGGATTTATGATGTATCGGTTCCGGTATTTTTGGATAATGCGGAGCGCATTAATGATTTCAATATTCCTGATATGGACTGCCAGCTGATTACTTTATCGGTTACAGAAGATCAATTTTTGAAAGTGGAGGTAATTTAATATGCCAGATGTAAAAAATGCAGTAGTAACACAAACACCTGCCGACTTGGCTATTGATAATAAATTTATCGATCAGCTGTCAACTCAGCTCACACAGAAGGAGCAGCTCGGGTTAACATTCCCTACGAATTACAGCGTAACCAATGCGCTAAACAGCGCTTATCTGATCATAAAGGATCTGACTGTAAGCAAGAAGCAGGGTAACGACTGGAACCAAGTTCCTGCATTGCAATGTTGCACTAAACAGAGTATCGCATCAGCTCTGATCGACATGACGGTACAAGGACTTAATCCAATGAAGAAGCAGTGCTACTTTGTTGCTTATGGGGACAAGCTCACACTGATGAGAAGTTATCAGGGCACCATGGCAGTGGCAAAGAGAGTCGGAATTAAAAGGACTCCATATGCTCAAATCATCTATGAGGGCGATTCCTTCAAGTATCATATCGAGAATGGTCTTTATGTGATAGATGAACATGTACAGGACTTCATGAACATTGACAATGAAAAAATCAAGGGGGCTTACGCTATCCTTGAAACCGATGATGGACAGTATGTTGAAATCATGAACATCGCCCAGATTAAGAAGGCATGGGGTAAGGGCAAGGGGTACGATGAGAAGAAATCCAATGATGTCCACAATGAATTTGCTGATCAGATGGCAAAGAAAACAGTAATCAATCGCGCTTGCAAGAATTTTATTAATTCCTCGGATGATGGCAATTTAACCGAGTCCTTCAATGAGACTTCTGAGAATGAAAATACTGATTATGTTGCCAATGAGGTACAACACGACATTGAGACCAATGCCAATTCCGAGGAATTCATTGAACCTGAAGTTCTGCAGGGCGATGTTGTTGAGGCACCTCAAAAGAAGACAGAGCCCGAGAAGAAAGATAAGCAGACCAAGCCACCGGTAACTGCTCCTGATAAGCCCGATTGGATGCAGGAGGGATAAGATGCAGCTTAAATGTTTAGGTAGTAATTCATCAGGTAATTGCTATCTTCTGGAGAACGAAATGGAGTGCCTGGTCCTAGAGGCTGGGATTCCTTTCAAAGATGTAAAGGTTGCACTAGACTTCAATGTCTCGAAGATTGTCGGGGTAATTGTATCCCATGAACATGGTGATCACTTTAAATATGTAAAGGATTATCTGAAAGCAGGGATTCCAATTATGACGAGTCAAGGAACTTGGTCAACCTTTCCTTATGCGGTTGAGATATCAGAGAAGGTTATGCGCTCCGGCTATTGGTACCAGCTTGGAAATTTCACAATTACACCATTCACAGTAATACATGATGCTGCTGAACCGTTTGGCTTTATTATTCGGCATCCTGATATGGGCACTCTTCTATTCGCTACTGACACCGAGTACATAAAGCAAAATTTCAAGAGCCTCAAGGTTAATCACATTATGATCGAATGCAATTACTCACAAAAGATCATTGATGGTCGAATGCACCAGGGCGAAACCGTCAAGGGACTTCGAGACAGAATTATTCAGTCACACATGGAGTTAGAGACTTGCAAGGCCTTCATAGAGGCCAATAAGACTTGGAGCCTTGACAATGTAATTCTACTCCATCTAAGCGATGGTAATTCAAATGAGAAGATGTTTCAGGAAGAAGTACAATCCGTTGTTGATTTCACGACAAAGGTGTTTATAGCAGACAAAGGAGTAATAGTGGATTTAGACATTATACCATTCAACTAATTAGCACTTCCGGTATAACATATCACAAATCTTATCCGGAATGACATATATGACCTCTATATCCGGGGCGGTAGTCAGCCTCCCCGGGAGAAAGGAGATTTATAGATTGACAATCATAGAAGATACAAGGCAGCAAGTAGATAAACATAAAGTTGAGAATGCTCAGCTGATCAGCCTCGGGGTAAAGATCCTACGTAGCAAGCTCCCAGTTGGCGATTATGCAAACATGAAGAATTTATCCATTGTTATAGACAGCAAGAAAGACCTGCAGGAGTGCGTCGGTAATATCTGCGGAAAAGAGCATGACAGATTTCGTAGGGAATGCCAACTCGCTCAGGACAACGGAATCAAGTTAATAGTCCTCGTTGAGCATGGGTGGGGAATAAGTAGCCTTGATGATGTGGCACTCTGGCAAAATCCAAGGGTTGAAGCATTTATGAAAACAGTCAAGTCTATGCAGAGAAAATGCCAGTCAACAGCAGGTATGAGACCACCAACAACCGGACAGACACTTGCAAAGGCCATGAGGACCATGCAAGAAAAGTACGGAGTTGAATTTCATTTCTGCTCCAGGGGTGATGCAGGGAGAAAGATCGTTGAAATATTAGGCGGTGATTAATCATGCGGAGTTATCGGCAAAGGCTAGCTGTTCAAAAACAGCATAAAGAGCCTAAGGTTCAGTATGATCCATTTATCAAGGCAAAGCGAAGCAGCCTAGAAGAAACCAGAGCCTATATCATGAAGGCAATATCGATGTACAGAACTGTTGTAGCTTCATTCGAACCTTTTTCTGATGAAGAGAAGTTTTGCCGGGATGAAATATTCAAATATACGGTTGACCTCGAAATATTGTTGCGAGGTACATACGAAGAAAGTAAGGGGGTAATCGAAAAGTATGGCAGATGAAGCCGTTAGACAGTTTACTAAGCAAGAATTCAATTCAGAAGCCCCTTACAAGCTGCTATTTGATCTGAGGAACAACCGGTTTAAGTACAACCAAGTATTCACCATCTTAAAGGAAAATGCTACAAGTGTAGGATTCAAAGATTTTGGCAGGATGCTCAAATCATATGCAGAGGATCAAGCTGGTAAAGGTGTGATTATTGACAACGTTACTCAGTTTGATGGCCAGGATATAGAGCTTAAGACCGGAGAGTGGCTTGCGGATGACTTTGCTGTAACAAGGAAAAATGAGCGCAATGGTGAAGACATAGCCTGTGTACACCCGATCATGCCAGTGGAGTGTCTGTCAAATATTGATACCGGAATTGAGAAGCTCCGGATAGCTTTCAAAAAAGGTAAGTTTTGGCGCAATGAAATATATGAGCGTCGGACCATTGCTAGTGCTAACAATATTTTAGAGCTAGCAAACAACGGCGTAGCGGTAACATCGGAAAGCGCAAAGTATCTGGTCCGATACCTTCATGATGTAGAAAATCTGAATTACGATATCATACCAAAGCATAATTCCGTTGGACGGCTTGGATGGACAAATAGTGATGGGTTTAGTCCGTATGTAGATGATCTTATATTCGATGGAGCTAATAACTTTAAGAATATCTATGACTCAGTTAGAGCAGATGGCAGTTTCGATGTATGGCTTGAAATGGCTAGGAAAATTAGATCAACGGATTCACCGGCTAGAATTATGTTAGCAGCCAGCTTCGCCAGTGTTCTCCTTAAGGTTTTGGGTAAGCTTAACTTTATGGTTCACCTCTGGGGAGGTACCGAAGCTGGTAAGACGGTTTCATTAATGTTTGCAGCCTCTGTTTGGGCAAACCCTAGTGAAGATGGATATATACAGACTTTCAATGGTACTCAAGTAGCCATTGAGCTACTGGAAGGCTTTACAAATAGCTTGCCACTTATTCTAGATGAGTTTCAGTTGGTCAAAGATAAAAAGATGTTTGAGAGCATTGTATATATGATTTGTGAGGGCATGGGTAGATTGAGAGGTAAGAAGACCGGAGGATTACAAGATACTCCTACTTGGAAGAATTGTACCTTAACCTCAGGGGAATCACCTATAACCAATGCTTCCTCCGGAGGTGGTGCAGTAAACCGTATTATCGAAATAGAATGTCGTGGCAAGCTTTTCGAAGATGCACCTGCAGTGGCTGATGTAGTCCGTAAAAACTACGGTCATGCCGGGAAGATATTCGTAATGCTTTTAAGCAACGATGGAGCTAAAGAAGAAGCCGTGAGATTGTATAAGGAATTTTATAACGCCCTGGGAACAGACTCAACCGAGAAGCAGACAATGGCTGCAGCGATATTGTTAACAGCTGATGCATTAGCTACAAAGTGGATATTTACTGATGGCAACGCACTCAAGGTTGATGATATTGATAAGTACCTACATAGTAAGGAATCAGTCGATGTTAACCTGAGGGCTTATGAATACTTCAGGGATATGATTGCAGCTAATCATTATAAATTCATCGATGGAGGAAGACCTCCCACAGGAGAGTGCTGGGGCAGTTTATCTGGTAGAAAAACCAATGTACTAAAGACAATTTATGAGAAGATCTGCAATGAGGGAGGATACGACTCAAAGGCTCTTGCAAGCTGGATGAAACAAAGAGAGCTCTCGGAGACTTCCTCGGACAGAGAATTTAAAAAGGTCAGTATTAACGGAATAAAACTTTGGTGTGTATGCCTTCCTGAACAAGATACGGAATTTGAACCGACCGGACAGCTTAAGATCCCATTCGCAGATGCGGTTCCCAAAAACCAAGAATGGACGGAAGAACGATGGAATAGTATAACCCAATAAAATCAAGGGTTACGTGTTTACGGTTCCCAATGGTTCCCAAAGGTCTGGGAACTGCTAAAGCCAGTAAAATCAAGGGTTTGCGCCAAAGGTTCCCAGTACCCAGAAATTTTTATTACTATATATAAAATAATAAAATAAAAAAGGATTTTCTATACACGCGTAAAAATCTTGGGAACTTTGGGAACCCGACCAGTTTTGCCTTATAAATCAAGGGTTTAGCGGTTCCCGAAGTGTTGGGAACTCCTTGGGAACTCTGGGAACCGTAAGGAGGTTATCATGATACCATCACCAATCGAAGTAAGACAGATTTTCAACGACACTTACAATGTATTTTATAAAAAATGGATCAATCCTGATACAGTTTATGATCCGGTGGTCATGATGCAGGAGGCTAGGGAGCTTGATCGGAAGTATGGTGGGCAGAAGGTTGTAAGCATCGCAGAGTTAATTGTCTGTATCGAGGATGTTAGAAGGAGGGAGCTTAAATGAATAACACATTGGGAGATTTGAATAATCATTTATTTGCACAGCTTGAGCGATTAAGTGACGAGGATTTGAAGGGTGACGACCTGAAAGAGGAAATAACCAGGGCTAAAGCAGTAAATGATGTTGCGACCAGGATAATTGCAAATGCAAGCGTGGTACTGCAGGCTAAGAAAGCAACTAATGATTTTCTTGGAGAGTATGGCATAAAGGGCGAGCTGCCTAAGATGCTGGAGGGATAACATGTATAAATATCCAGATAAGGTACAGACATTCATAGCTGATAACGTATCAGGAAGAAGAACACAGGAATTAGTTGATCTGGTTAATTCAAGGCTCAAGACAAATTTCACGGTACCCAAGATGAGATCATACATGAAAAACCATGATTTAAAGAATGGGCTGCCGACAAGGGTTAAAGGTGAAGGATACTCTTATCCTGATCACATAAGATCTTTTATCATGAGTAACTACATCGGTACCGGGCATCAAGCTATGGCAGATATGCTTAATAAGGAGTTTGGAACTGCATATACCAAAGAGCAAATCAAAGGCTGCTATGCACGGTACAAACTCGATAGTGGCTTAACGGGTCGATACATAAAAGGTCAGGAGTCGTGGAACAAAGGAAAGCCGAAATCATGGGTTGGTGGTGAGGAGACTCAATTCAAAAAGGGAAGTATTCCTCCAAACCGTTTGCCAATCGGATCAGAGAGGATTGACTCAAAAGGCGGATATATATACGTGAAAAAACAGGACGGGCACCTTAATAAGAACTGGAAGCAGAAACATGTATTTATCTGGGAAGAGAAAAACGGTCCAATACCAAAAGGACATTGCATTCTATTCGGCGATAGTGATAAACGAAATTTTGACATAGATAATTTAATCTGTGTATCCAGGAAGCAACTCGCTAGACTCAACCAAAACGGACTAATTCAGAAAGATACCGAACTGACCAAGACAGGGATTGTTATAGCAGATATTCAATCAAAAATTGGCGAAGCAAAAAAGCGCAATAAGCCTTCACGAAGGAGGGATTAAGTTGGAGGAAGAGATCAGACAAGCGATAGATGCAACCAAAGAACAGCAGCCGGTAGCTGTAAGTCTAGAATGGTACCAGGATACAATAAAGCTTCCGGAGATCAAAGAGTTTATCCGGGCGAATATCAATGCAGCGAGTCGGAGCTTTGTGGCGATTGGATATTATCTCAAGTATGTCAGGGATAATCAGCTGTATAAAGAAGATGGCTATGAGAGCATATGGGATTTTGCACAGAATGAATTTGGTTTTAGCCAATCATGGGCAAGTAGATGTATGTTGATCAACGATCGGTTCAGCAAGGAAGGTAATTCTCCTATTGTGCTAGACCAATTTAAGGGATTTGATAAAAGTAAGTTATCAGAAATGTTAACTCTCACAGACAATCAGCTTGAACAGATTACGATATCAACTACAGTAGCAGAAATTAAGGATATTAAGAAGGCAGAAAAATCTCATGCGACGTCGCATAAAGAAGTTAAGCCAGAGAAAGAAGAAACCGTTCTAGCGTCAGAACAGAAAGCGGAACAACCTAAATGTGATATTCGAGATCGGATTAATGCATCTGGCGAAAATGGACTCACTTGTTCCGGCTTTGATCTAGATCAGTGCAACGACTGTGATAAGTATGATCCTCCGGCTATACACACGCCTGTATTAATTGACGATCTTGACTTTACGGTCCGTACATATAACTGCCTGAAACGTGCCGGTATTGATACGGTTGAGCAGCTCTGTGAATTAACAGAAACAGAAGTCATAATAATCCGCAATATATCTCAAAAATGCTTAGATGAAATCAAACTCAAATTATCTGAGATCGGCAGAGGATTGAAGCCCGAGGATATCCCCGAAATCGTGAACGATGAACCTGAGATTGTGGATATCGAGACGGAATCTGAGAACGATGTGGATGAAACCGTTAATGAAACATCGGAATCTGTTATTGAAGAGCCGGAAGATGTTATCGCTACAAATGTATTTGATTGTCCCTGTGATACATGCGGACATGAAATACAGGGATGCTGTGGCTACGATACAAAGGATGATTATTGTGTCCTGGGTAATAAATGGGTAGCTAAGGATCCTGATCCAGTTGAAACCGTAGAAGCCGATATCATCCAGACGGTACCAGTGAATACCATGTTTAAGCGAGTTCCTATCGGTTTGGCTGATGCGAATGGTAAGCAGATTTGTGAAGGCGACATTCTCCTTCATAGCAGCGATACATATCATGTTCACTGGTATCAGATAGCGGCGCGATTTGTTGCTGAAAGAGTTGAAAGAAGATATAAGCACGCCGACATGGAAGAATGGCCAATTCACCGGATAAGTGAATGTGCAGTCCTTTATAGCATATATGGCGATGAGCCTAAACCGGAGAATCCTGTATCGGAAGAGCCCGAACCGGTTCAACCAGTGCTTCCCATCTTGAAGAACAATGATCAGCGTAAGGAATTTATTGAGGCTTATATGACATGGCCTATTTGGATCGATCTTCTTCCGACTGGTGAACGGTATTACCGGTACAACCTGACCGTCAATATTGCAATAGTGGTTAAGGTCAGCAAGAGGCATATTTGGAAAAACTATAAAGAAACCGATGAGATCGATTTTGATCACGAAGAGTATTATCTCCTGGGAGTAAAGACTGAATATCATTCTAACGGAACGATAATAAAAGTGGATACCTCAAAAACGTTTTTTGAATGCTCGAGTAATAAATCCCAACTCGTTGATTATCTGAAGTACTTTCAGAAGAAGGGAGCCTGACCATGGAATATACTAATCAACTAATTGCCAAAGCCAAGCATTCCCGATGCAGGATATGTCTGGAGTATATCACCGAACCAGAGGCAGATAATCAGGAGTTTCAAGCAGCTAAAACCAGTCGGGGGGGGGTACAGCTTTGTACATACCAGGTGTTGGGAGAAAGAATATAAGGAGGCAGTACATAAATGAAGCGTAGTGACAAATATCCATCACGTCGCAGTGCGGGAGAATTCAAATTGAATTCATCCAGAGCTTACGGACATATAGAAAAAGACTCAAAGAAAGGTAATAGTAAGGTGAATCCCATATTTACTGAGAGGCCACATTATGGGATCCCCGAGCCTGCAAAGGTGGCAACATGAGAACGCTTTTAAGATATCCCGGGAGTAAGCAGCGTATAGCACCCTGGATAATTGAACAGATGCCAAAGCATCACAGCTACTTAGAGCCATACTTCGGCGGAGGTTCAATCTTATTTAACAAGGAGCCATCCAAGATAGAGACGGTGAATGATCTGGATGATGATGTAGTGAATCTTTTCAGGACAATCAGAGAGCATAAAAAAGAGTTGATCGAAGCAATTGTGATGACTCCATATGCGAGAACGGAATATAACAATGCCTTCCCGGACAACCCTGAAGAATTATCAGATATCGAGAGAGCTAAAAACTTCCTAATCCGGTCCGGAATGGGTCATGGTTTCCGACTCTGTGAGAAATGCGGATGGAAGAAGGATGTATATGGACGAGAAGCTGCTTATGCGGTCCGATATTGGAATGACCTTCCGGAAGTTATCACTAATGTAGCGCAACGGTTGAAGATGGTACAGATTGAACATAAACCGGCAGTGGAACTGATCAAGGCATTTAATCATGATAACGTTCTGATCTATGCGGATCCGCCTTATGTATTATCTACTCGCACCAGGAAGCAGTATCGGCATGAAATGACTGATCAGGATCATGTCGAATTACTCAAGACGCTTAAACTACATACCGGTCCGGTGATGTTATCCGGATATGACAGTGATTTATACAACGAATACCTGCAGGGATGGCGAAAGATAAGCACTCCGGCCAGAGCTGAGAATTCACTGCCTAGGACCGAAGTGCTGTGGATGAATTATTAAGTTCTTGGTATAAATTAAAAAAGCAAATGCACCAATATTATTAATAAATTAACTATTTTTATAAATTGGACAAGTTTTATACTCGTCACCGTAATCAGCTTTACAAGTATATTTTACCTGCGGGCTATCAACTGTCATATGTTTATTGGTCACAGTGCATACATATTCATCATTGTAATTGCCAAAAGCAGTATTGCTTTCGTATTCTAATTTTGGACATCTTGACATAATGATACCTCCTTCAATCATGCGACTTGGTGCATCTGCTATTGTAAATGGTAATAAATTATATTCATTATTCAACCATCCAATGACATTTCGTAACATCAAATATTAACACAATGCTATTCCTCAACCCATGGGCATCATAAGCACAATCAAAGGTCATAATGTAGTTTTCTTCCTTTCGAATAAATGATGAATGCATCTTATAAGTGAATCTCTCACTACGATCATCTTCGATGCGGAAGTAATCCACTCTCATTTTACCTTCAGGATTTGTAGTAGTAATGACTTCCACCGGATGTCCTGAGGGATGCTTAATAGATGGGCGGTGGTCGGGTTGAAGAAATGGCATAGTATCACCTCACAGAAATAGTAATTCATATTATAGAACATTTGTTTGTGTTATTCAATAGTAAGTAACTGTAAATTAGGTTTTAATGGAAAGGATAAAGAGGATGAAGATAGTATATACAGTTGAAATTGATGAAGATGTTTATGAACTTGAGGGGCTTATGAGTACCTTGGATACAACAGTGAGCTTGGCAACGGATTGTCTTGTTTTAAGGAGCAGGATCGAGTCTCTGGATGAAACTTGTGAAAATGGAGAATGGGAGGAAAAAGAGGATGAACAGTAAGGAATTGTTAGAACAGGCAGAACAGAGGATTGCAGAGGTTGAGAGTATAAAAATATTAGTATCAAATGTAAATGCACTGACCATGATTATTAGCGAGGTGCAGAAGCCGCAGAATGATATCTGTATCGGAGAGCTGATGGAAGAAACCAATATATCTGGATCCATTGGATTCGAGCTGAACCTCAGGTTAAAAACCGCTATTGCAACTAACCTGGAATATTTTTTATCTGAGAAGAATAAGGAGCTGGAGAAGCTTCTCGGAATCCGTAAGCCGGCGACCATTAATAAGGAGTTCGAGAAGGCTGTGCAGGAGATGGAGCAGTCAGCTAAGAAGCCGGATCCAGTTACAGAGAAGTTATCTAGCATCCTGCAGAAGGAATCCGATAAGATTGAATCTAAGCCGGTTGAGGCAGAACCATCCCTGGATAAATATCCGGCGCAGAAGAATACTCGCAAGAAGCTCCCTGAAGGAATGACCGATGAAGCAGTATATCATCTGCTTATGGTCGATGGGAAGAAGCCCAAAGAAATCGCCGAGCACTATGGATTAAAGAGCAGTCAGGTCAGCAACTTCATCTTCCAGCATGATATTAAGAATTATGCAAAGAGAAAGAAGACAACACCTGCTAACGAGAAGCCTGCTAAGCAGCCCGAAGAAACGGAGCGTCCCTCGCAGAGCTAAACCATTCAGTGAGACAGCTACAGCATTGAGCCCGAGTGAGCAAAAGACATTCCGTGCAGTTGAGCCTGAGAAGTGTTGGTGCGGAAAGCCAATTCCTTTCTGCAGTCGGATGGATAAAGCAAATTACCGGTATAAGATAACTCATAAGGGCAAGACAAAATATTACTGCGGATATAGCCATATGCAGGTGGCAAGGACGAGAGGTGATTAATCTGACAAAGGATATACTTATACAGTATTGTGACTTGCAGGAAGAAATTAAGGACTTGCGAAAAAGAATAGATAGCCTAGAGAACCAGATAGCCAGAATTAAAGAAGATGGGTTTGTCACGGATTCGGTTACCTGTGGTAAAAAAAGTAAGAAGCCACTAGGTACCGTAAAAATATCTGGTTTCCCTAACTCTGAGTATAGCCGAAAAAAAACCAGACTATATCTCAATAAGGCACAACTTGAAAATGCTGAATATGAACTACTGGAGATGTTTAACGAGGCAGAGGAATACATACAATCGATAGCGGATAGCCGAGTAAGACGTATTATGAGACATAGGTTTGTAGATAATTTAACCTGGGCGCAGGTATCTATGAAGATGGGTGGAAAGGCTACGGATGAGAGTGTACGGAAAGAATTTGAAAGGTTTATGACAGAAAAATAATAAATGTCCGTATTGTCCGACTAATCTGTGTTATCATTCAAGATGCAAGAGGTAACAAGAAAACCTCCATTGGCTGTTTGGTTGATTAAGCCGGCAGCTGATTTCCCTCACTCCCCGAGGGAGTCCAATTAATCCCCTACATACATGTAAGAGAGCGTTGTATCTAATGATATGGCGCTCTTTTTAGTATTGCAAATATTGGCATATAGTGGTAGTATTTGGAATATGAGGGGAGGTGTTATAAAGTGCCAAAAGTTAAAAATGTTGAAAAGCGAATATTTGATATTGAAGGCTTTGAAGTAATCATTAGAGGACAGGACAAAAAAGATAAGCGCGGGGATGCAGATTTGTCAAGACAATACGAAGCAGATAGGATGACAAGAAATTCATTTTCTGTTGGTGATTGGAAGGAAAAATTCAAGAAACAATTTGTAGGTATGGAAGTTGATATCCTTAAGGGCGACGGCTCTAAGGCGAGCGGGCAAACCAAACTCAGCACAGTTAGGGATACATATTTGGAAGTTGAATAATATAGGAGAGCATCCTTCGGGGTGCTTTTCTTTTAATTTAGTCAGGTGAATAGTTTTTATTATGCTGAGCAATATAATAGTTGTAACATTTTACAACTTCATAAGGAGGTAGCATAATGGAGATCTATATATCTATAGAGTTCATTAATGCTCTGTCTGAATTCATTATTAGTGTAACTGCATTAATAATTATTTACAGACAGAAAGGCAGTACAGCTTATTAAGCTACTGCCGGCTTATCATAAACATTGTGCTTATGGCAGAATGCAAGGGATAAGCTTAGCCTTTATATAAATAACATATGAAACATCAACATACACGGGAGCTGTTAACGACAGTTCTTTTTTATACCCAAAACAAACGAATAGAGGTGGTGATGCATGGCACGAGCTCCGGATGAAAGATATAGTCAAGCAATTGATTTATATAAGCAGGGAATGAAATTGGTTGATATTGCAAGTCAACTAAATCTTCCCGAAGGAACTGTTCGTAGATGGAAGAGTACTCATAAGTGGGATAGCGAACGCTCGGATAAGAATAGCGAACGCTCGGATAAGAATAAAGGCGGTCAGCCAAACAACAAGAATGCAGTAGGCCATGGAGCTCCTGAAGGGAATAAGAATTCTGAGCGCTATGGTTTTTTTGCGAAGTGGCTTCCCGCTGAAACAATGGAGATTATGCAATGTATTCAGCGATCGGATCCATTAGATTTACTCTGGGATAATATGCAGCTGCAATATACAGCGATCGTAAGAGCCCAGAAGCTTATGTATGTTCGTGATCAAGAAGATGTGACCACTACTAAGATCGGTGAGGGATTCAGCGAGTCAGGTAGTTCAGAAAAATGGGAAGTGCAGCAAGCCTGGGATAAACATGCAACGTTCCTTAAAGCACAGAGCCGGGCAATGGGAGAGCTCCGGTCCATGGTTAAGCAATACGATGAAATGCTTCATAATAATTGGGACAGATCTTCCGAGGAACAAAAAGAACGCATTAGATTATTGAAGACTCAGGCTGATAAACTTAGTGGCACTGATAATTTGGAAGAACTCAGCAAGCTTGATCAGGTACTTGCTCAGATTAAAGGGGTGGTGTAGATGCCATTTTCAATCAAACAGCAAGAGTTCTTTGAGAATGCTAATCACAGATGGAACATCAAAGTCGGAGCTACTCGATCCGGGAAAACATACATGGATTACTTTGTTATCCCTAAACGTATCCGAGACCGAATTAATAAACCAGGGTTATCCGTTATTATCGGAGTAAGTAAAGAAACAATTAGAAGAAACATTATAGAACCTCTTAAGCAGATATGGGGAGATAGCCTAGTTGGCGACATCAACTCTCAGAATATCTGCTATTTATTTGGTGAGAAGGTTTATTGTCTTGGTGCTGAGAAGATAAGTCAAGTGTCAAAGCTTCGAGGATCGTCGATAAAATACTGCTATGGTGATGAGGTCGCTGATTGGAACCCAGACGTATTTGATATACTTAAATCTCGTCTGGACAAACCGTATAGTTGTTTCGATGGAGCTTGTAATCCTCAATTCCCTACTCACTGGTTTAAAAAGTTTCTGGATAGTGATGCGGACATATATATGCAGCACTATACCATCTTTGACAACCCGTTCTTAGATCCTAAATTTGTTGAGGAGCTTTGCAAAGAATATGATGGTACGATTTCTTATGATCGCTATATCAAGGGGCTATGGAAGCGAGCTGAAGGAGCTATTTACAGACGATTTGCAGATAACCCCACGAATTACTATTGCAGGATAGTTGAAAAGGTTGGATGCGATATTAATGTAAAACAAATCCTCAGATCATCAATTACAGAAATTGCTATAGGGGTTGACTTCGGCGGTAATAAGTCTGGACATTCGTTTGTTGCTACTGCTAAAACCAGAGGATTTAAAGAACTTATCATAATTAGATCAGAGAGGCACTTCGGTGATTATGACAGCAATGACATAGACAGATTATTGATTGAGTTTATGACCAAAGTGTTTGAAGATTATAAGCAAATTGATTATGTATATTGGGACAGTGCCGAGCAGGTGTTGGGACGAGGCATCAAGAAGGCGATAGAGCAGAAATTCACCGGTGTTATTGTTCGTCCAGCTCTTAAGGACCGCATCAAGGATAGAATTGACTGTACCCTTCGCCTTATGGGTGTAGGTAGACTTCTCTATACTGACAACTGTTTTACCATCAAGGAAGCTCTTTCGGATGCAGTGTGGAACGAAAAGAAGCAGGAGGATGAACGCTTAGATGATGGTAGCACTGATATAGATAGCCTGGATAGCTTTGAATACACATTTGAGAGGGATATTAAGAGATTTATAAATGCAGCATAAGGCAGGTGATGAAGATTGTTTGAGAACATAGTAAAATTCGTAAAGGAAGTGATCAAGAAGATGTTTCCTGTTAAGGATATTAAGAAGATTGTAGGCACTGAAGTAGCCATTACTCCTAAGATGGTCGAAAAGATAGAAGAATGGGCGAAGATGCTTCGAGGAGAGGCGGACTGGGTTGATAATGATGCGGTATATTCGCTCAGATTAGAGCAGGGCATTGTTAGAGAGTTCGCCAATGTAACACTCAATGAAATGACCTCGAAGGTATCTAATACCAAATTAGACACCATATATCAATCATCAATACAGGATATAAACGAGAACCTCCAAAGCGGATTAGCATTGGGGGCTTTTATTATTAAACCTTTAGGTGAGGACAAGGTTGAATATGTCACTCAGGATAATTTCATCCCGATCGAGTTCGACGTAAGGGGTAGGCTCACCAAGGTTGTATTTATCGAGACTAAGCGTATTAAGGATGATGATTATTACTTCAGGTTCGAATATCACGCATTGGACGATAAGGGGCTCACAATCACTAACAAGGCTTATCATAGCCGAAATAAAACAGATCTTGGGCATGAGGTATCATTGGAGAGCGTTCCGGAGTGGGCGAATTTAATTGATGCTATCAGTTATCCTACAATGACAAAGCCGGACTTCGGCTATTATCGGAATCCTATCAAGAATGATATTGATAACTCATTTAATGGTGTTTCAATCTTTGATGTAGCAAAAAATATTATCAAAAAGGCTGATATCCAATTTGGTCGGCTTGATTGGGAATTCGAAAGCGGTGAAAGAGCAGTTCACGTAGACCCTGCAGCATTCAAAACCGATAAAGTTACCGGCCAGAAATCAGTCGCTAAGCTCAATAAGAGATTATATAGAGCTGTTGACGTTTCCTTGAAAGCCGGAGAAGAATTATTCGATACGTTCTCACCTGAGTTCAGAGACCAATCTCTTATTAGTGGATTAGAGGAGTATAAGAGAAACATTGAATTCGCTGTAGGGCTTTCATACGGCGATATATCTAATCCAGCTACAATTGAAAAAACCGCAACCGAGATAAAGAGTGCAAAGAAGCGGAAATATAACACGGTCAAGGCGATACAGAGCAATCTTAAAAATTGTCTGAGCGACCTGGTGGATGCACTTGCCTTTTATAATGCGCTTGCAACAACGGGATATGAACATATATGTGATTTCAAAGACAGCATCCTTGTAGATGAAGAAACTGAGAGGGCACAGGACAAGGCAGATTTAGCTATCGGTGCAATGACATTACTTGAATACCGAATGAAGTGGTACGGCGAGACGGCAGAGGTAGCAGCTACTAAGATTAATGAACCGGCTGACATTATCCCTTAGGAGGTGATGCTTAATGTTTACACCTTCTCAGCTTGAGCAAATGCCAATCGAATTAGAACGCCGAATGCTAGAATTACAACAGCGAACCATGGAAGATATCATTCGTCGGATCCGTATCAATGATGAGATCACAAGATCGGCTGACTGGCAGATATACCGACTTAGGCAGATGGGCCAGAGCTCCGAATATATTAAGCAGCAGATACAGCAGTATTTGAAGTTATCCGATACCGAGATTAATAATCTGTATGATGGGGCTATTCAGTCAGGCTATACCAAAGATAAAGATATCTATGAGAAGGCTGGTGCTGAGTTTATCTCATTTAAAAAAAATAATGAGCTTCAGCAGCTTATTCAGACAACTATAGCACAGACAAAAGAGCAGATGGTCAATATTACTCAGACGCTTGGATTTGCCATTGAAATGAAGGGCAAGATTGTTTTTACTCCTTTGTCTGAGTATTTTCAGAAAACGCTTGATACTGCAGTACTGGAAGTTACATCTGGAACATTTGATTATAATAGTACGCTCAAACGAGTAGTTGCCGAAATGACTAAGAGTGGGCTGAGGACAGTTGATTATTCCACCGGATATAGTAACAGAGTAGAGGTCGCTGTGCGCAGAGCCTTAATGACAGGCGTTACACAAGTAACCGAGCATATTAACGAGCGAAACGCTTCCGAGCTCGGTACAGACAAATTCGAGGTTTCATGGCATGCCTCAGCTAGACCAGAGCATCAAGAATGGCAGGGCAGGGTATATACCAAGAGGCAGTTGGTTGATATCTGCGGATTAGGTACAGGGGCAGGGTTAATGGGTTGGAATTGCTATCATTCATATTATCCTTTTGTTGATGGTGCTTCTGTGAGGCAATGGACCGATGATCAGTTGGATGAAATGAATGCTAAGGAGAATAAGCCTAGAGAGTACAACGGTAAGGAATATACAACCTACGAGGCTACTCAGAAGCAGAGGAATATGGAGTCCAACATGAGATCTCAGAGACAGAAGATTAAGCTTCTTAAATCTGGTGAAGGTTCCATAGAAGATATCCAGACAGCACAAATCAGATACAGAGAAACAATGAGACGGTATAAGATATTCTCTCAGGAGATGAAATTACCACAGCAAAAAGAGCGTATCTATCTGGATGGGCTTGGCAAGGTAGCATCGGGAAAAGTTGCAACCGTAGTAAAACAGAGAGATATCAGCATCCACAGGAGTGTAGGAGCTGCAGCAAAGAATTATGATGTCAGGCTTCCGAATGGAACTTATTCCAAATTGGTTGAAAGCACAAAGATTACTAAAGTTTTTACCTTTGCTGGAAAAGGGACAAACAGGAAAATTGATGTTGCTGAGCATCTTGAAAAGCAGTATAATGTTCCTAAAGGTGATTGGAAAAAGGTAAGAGGCGATGGTTTTGTAATAGATGAGAGTGGCAAGAATAGACATGCTGAATTGCACTGGTTTGAATCTGAAAAAACTGGACGCATCAAAATGAAAGCAAAGAGGTATTTCGATGAAAGTTAAATTTCTTGGGGAAAGCGATCCCTGTGTAATGCTTAATGGAAAAGTATACGAAAGCCTTGGCGAAGAAGACGGCTGTTATAGGGTAATTGATGAAGAAGGCTATGACGGAGACGAAGAATTGCAAGGTTATCTTTACCCAAAGGACATGTTTGAAGTTGTTGAAGAATAAATACCATCTATCATACGGTAGGTGGTATTTTTATATTCAAAAGGCGGTGATCCTATTATCTCCCGTATTCAAGACGTTGGGTTAAACGTCTTATTTTTATGTCTTTAATCGTAGACGTAAAACAAGATTTTACATCAAAAAATAACGTGACGCGACCACGTACAAAAGCGTATATGAAAGGATGGAATAGATGAAAAGAAAATTTTTAGAAGATATGGGTTTAACCAAAGAACAGATTGACTCAATTATGGAGGCGAACGGTACCGACATTGAAACGTATAAGAAGGATGCGGAAAAATACAAGACCGACCTCGAAGAGGCGCAGAAGACTCTTAAGGGATTTGAGGGTGTTGATGTAAAGGAAATGCAGACTAAGCTTTCTCAGCTTAATGAAGATCTCAAAGCAAAGGATGAGGCCCATCAAAAGGAATTATCTGATAGAGATTTTAATTCTTTACTGGACGGAACCATTACCACTGTAGGTGCTAAAAACGCAAAGGCAGTAAAAGCCTTATTAGACGTTGATGCGCTTAAGAGTAGCAAGAACCAATCCGAGGATATCAAGAAGGCCTTGGAAGCAGTAAAAACCGAGAACGATTACCTATTCGGCTCGGCGGAACCAATTAAAAATCCGGTTAAGCCAACCGGCGGAGCTCTTCCTGCAGGTGATGCAAACACCAATGCACTGAGGGCGGCCATGGGGCTTAAACCAACAACGGAATAAGAAAGGAAATTAAATTATGCCAAACAGTATTGTATTAGCAAAAAATTATACCGACCTCTTGGATGAGGTCTACAAGAATGCATCCGTTACAGCTGACTTAGTAAGTGACCCTTCTATGATGCGTGCTGGAGCAAATGCAAACGAAATTTTATATCCACAGATCGCTGTTACCGGTCTCGGTGATTACGACAGAAACAGCGGATATACAAGTGGAGCAGTTAGTGTTGTATGGAAGACTGCTGCTTTCAATTATGACAGAGGTACAAAGCTTTCCGTTGATACCATGGATGACCAGGAGACATTTAACATTGCCTTTGGAATGGCTGGAGCTACCCTTCAAAGAGAAAAGGTTGCACCTGAAGCGGATGCATTCACCTTCGCTACATTGGCAGGAGTTGTGGGAATCTCCAAAGCAGTAGCCGCTACATACGCAGACGGAGCAGCATTCTTAGTTGCATTGTTAGCAGCTAAGACAAAAATGGATGAGGATGAAGTTCCAGAGGAAGGTAGAATTCTTTATGCAACTCCCACTTTACTTAATAGTGTAATTGCTTTAGACACTACCAAGTCCAGAGAAGTGTTAAACTCTTTTGCTGTTAAGAAAGCGGTTCCTCAGTCTCGTTTCTACACTGCCATTGATCTTTTGGATGGAAAGACACCCGGAGAGGAAGCCGGCCATTATGCAAAAGCAGCTTTAGGAAAAGACATCAACTTCATGATCGTTCATAAGCCGGCGATTATTAAGTTTGACAAGCACACGGTGTCTTCCATTATCGCGCCTGATAATAATCCGGATGCTGATTCTTACATCTCCAAGTATCGTAAATACGGTTTGGTTGATGTTTACAAGAATAAAGTTGCCGGTATCTATTTGAGCCACAAGGCTTAAGGAAGGATGAATTATGAGTAGGACAGTTGGATTAGTTTTAAAAATGGTCGAAACAGAAAAGGAACCTTCCAAATTTGATGGAATGAACGTTGATCAGCTGAAGGAATATGCTGCCGAACACAGTATTGAGCTCGGGAATTCATCTTCTATTAACGGCATCATCAAGAAAATCACTGAAGCTGAGAAAGAAGCTTAGAAGGGGTGGCGGTGTCAATGATTAACTACGCTGATTATACGTATTATACCGGTACTTATAAAGGGGCAGTTCTTGACACTGCCTCTTTTGATTTGTATGCCAGAAAAGCAACTCAGGAGATCAAGAAGTATACTCTTAATCGGGTTGACGAAGCAAATATTCTGGATGATGTAAAAATGTGCTGCTGTGAGGTTGCTGAGGCAATTCATAAAGCCAATCAGGAAGATACCAAAGGTATTACATCCGAGAAGGTCGGGGAATACTCCGTATCCTATTTAAGCCCTGAAGCCAAAGAGAAACTGCTGAGCGTATCCGTTCGAAGCATTATCTATAATTGGCTTGCAATGACCGGCTTACTATATCGGGGGTGCTCATAATGTTTACCAATGCAGACATGACGCTTTACTCCTGTGGACCAGATGGAAAATATACAAGGGTTGTAATCGAAAGAGTGTTTTGGCAGGAATCAAAGCAACGGAACATTGAAAAAACCGGACTGACTGATGCTGACTCGATTAAAATATTCATCCCTAAAGCAAGTGCTCCGGACGGATTGGTTTTTAACCTTCAAAAAGACATGACGGTCAAAGGGATTTCTGAGCATTTAATCGACAACACCTCTCCACAGACCATATCAATATCAATTAAGGCTTTGAGGTCTGCTTATGATGTACATGCAGTCACGGTGGCCGATGGTAAACTTTACGGTAGCCAGATGATGCAGCATTATCAAATATCATGTAAGTAGGTGGTTATATGGAGTTTAATGCAAAGCTAGAAATAAATAATGTAGGACAGCTACTGAAAGACAGAGGACTTCAAGACTACGGTAAAGTTCAGAAATTTATCGACAGCGAAACCATGCGCTTAATGGCTCCATACACGCCATATCTCGGCGGGGTGCTTGAAAAGTCCGCTGTACTTGGCACCGATATCGGTAGTGGGGAAATCCACCAGGGTACACCATATGCAAGGTATCAGTATTACGGTAAGCTCATGGTGTCTTCTCTCACCGGTAGCGCATGGAGCCTTGGAGAGTCTAAGGTACTCACCGATAAAGATCTGGAGCATAACAAGAGCCAACATCCTATGGCTGGACCGTTTTGGTTTGAACGCATGAAGGCTGATAAAAAAGAACAAATCCTTAGAGGAGCGAGAGAGGTGGCAGGGATATGAACATAATTGAACTTGTAAAAGATGTAGTCATGGGATTTCCCAATATCTCTGACTTGCAAATTGATCACACTGAGAGTGATCCGGATAACTACGGCTTATACCCTACTGGAGATCAACTCCTGAAAGAGGACGTCCTTGGCAATCAGACCAGACAACATAACTTTGTGCTGTATGCTGTATTCCAGAGTCTGATCGACTATGAGAGGCTAGCAAATAGCACTTTTTTATTGAACTTGGCCTACTGGCTTGAGAAAGCAGCCACGGAACAAGAAATAGAAGTAACTATAAACGAGCGTACGGTAAATGGTACTCTGAAGAAACTCAGCAGCGCCAATGGTATGTTATACGGATATAAAGAGGGAGCTCTCTCCGGTCCGGTAACTTATCAATTACAAATATATGCTCAGTATCATTTAGAAAGTGAGGAATTTTAACCATGATAGAAAGAAAATATCTGGCTCATTACATCGATACAAGCTTCGGTGGCGCAGTGGCAAACTACCGCCTTGGTAAAGATGTCGATGAATACAATATAGAACTTAACCCCGAGGTTGAGAAGAAAAAGAATATTATCGGCGAGAACAGCGTTGTTTTATCCGGGTATGAGCCACAATCTGGCCTTGATACTTATTACGGCAGCTACGACGAGGCTCTCACTACAAAGCTCCTTCAGATCGCCAATGAAAGAACCACCGGTGATGGAGTTCGTACAACCGTAGTTGATGTACTCCTTAAAGAAGTTAACGGAGTTGTATCTGTTATCTGGGCTTACCGCGAAGAGGTTGTTATTGCTGTTAATAGCGTAGGTGGTGGCAACTCAGGAGTTAATATTCCGTTTGACATTCATTATGCTGGAAATCGCACGAGCGGAACATGGAATATTGCTGCAAAATCCTTTGTACCCACTGCTGGCACTCTTGGAAGGTTGCAGATCGAAGTTATTAAGGGTGGTACCATCACCGCAACCAAGGTATCAGATGTTATCGGTGAACCTGCTGGATCCACTTTGTATTACAAGGTTGGCACAGGCTTAACCGCTCCGGTTTATGGTGATGCAAGTACAGGATACACCGCATTGACCACTGGGACAGCTATTACTACAGCTGCAGGTCAGTCTATCGTAGTTGTAGCGGTGAACACAACAATTGTTGCAGCTTCAGACATTGTTCCGGTCGTTGTCGGGGCTTAATTAACCGATTAGTTTTAGTTTGTGGGCGTTGGTTCCTCCTTCCCAGCGCCCAATAAAAGGAGGTAGGAGAATGGGTAATATACAGAATTTGAATTTTGACGATGGGTTTATGTCGTTTACTCTTAATAACGATCCTAATAAGGTTATTAGTTTTAACCCTACGGATTTTGGAATAGTAAATCGAATCAGAGATGCGTACAATGCCATTGATCAAGCAGCCGAAGCGGCAGGAGACATCCGGATTAACTCTGAGGGTTCTGCTATAGACGCTATCAGTGATACAGCAGACAAGCTGGACATGTTTAAAACTGCTATTAGCAAGGCTATAGACGATATATTTAACAGTAATATTAGCGAGATAGCCTTTGGAAAACAAAGCCCATTAAGTCTTGTTGGTGATGGTAAGTTCCTCTGGGAGAGCTTTTTAGAATGTATCTGTAGGGTCGTAGAGTTGAAGACGGGTGAAAAGGTTGAAGCATCCAGGAAGAAGATCCAGAAGTATAAAGGACAGGTGTATCGAGGATGATCGGCTACCTGCCAAAGCAATTGAATATAAATGGAGTTGATAGAGCTATCTGGAGTGATTTCCGGACGGCTCTTTTAATTTTTCAGGCTTGCGCTGATCCAGAACTAGACGATCAGGAAAAAGCTATGTGCATGATTGAGTGTTTATATCAAGAACCAGACAGCATCCCACCTGATGATCTGCAGGAAGCTAACGAACGGGCGGCATGGTTTTTAGAGGGAGGTGCTGTACACGAAGACGAGAATCAATCCGTTAAGAAACTCATGGACTGGGAACAGGATGAACAAATCATCTTTTCTGCAGTGAATAAGGTTGCCGGTCGAGAGACTAGAATCGTTGAGTATTTGCACTGGTGGACATTTCTCGGTTACATGAAAGAAATCGGTGAAGGGTTATTTACCACCGTGACATCAATCCGGAAGAAACAGAACTCCGGGAAGAAGCTCGAGAAATACGAACAAGATTTTTACAAGGAAAATAAGTCCTTAATAGACTTGAAAAATAAACTCTCTCCGGAAGAACAGGCTAGACAGGATAATATAAACAATATCCTCCGATAGAAAGGGGTGATACCTACGGCAGACGGTAATTTGAATTTTGATACCAAGATAGATACCTCTGGTTTTGAAAGGGGTGAGCAAAGCCTCAGGAGCAAGGCTGCAAAGCTTGCCGCCGAATATAAAAAGCAGGGGATGAATTCTTCTGATGCGTTTAAGAAAGCATGGTCCGAGATTGAAAGAACATCTAAACCGGCAGCTCAGAAGACGGCAAAGCATTGGGGTGATGCAACAAGTACGATTAAGTCACATGTCGATGGATTAAAAAGTGTAATGGCCGGGCTGGGCAGGACTTTGATAGCTGCGCTTTCCGTTACTGCTGTACTTGGTTTTGGTAAGTCTGCGATTGATGTAGCCAGTGACCTACAAGAGGTGCAGAATGTAGTCGATACCGCCTTTGGTGATATGTCTTATAAGATTGAAGAATTCGCCGATCGAGCAATTGAAGATTTCGGACTCTCTGAGTTAGCAGCGAAGCAGATGGCAAGTACATACATGGCAATGTCCACCGGTATGGGACAGATGGCAGGAGAAGCATCAGATATGGCGGTTGAGATTACTGGCCGGCTCGGTGATGTTATGTCGTTTTATAACAAAACACAATCTGAAGTAGATACCATAGGTAAAGCTATCTATACAGGCGAGACGGAACCACTTAAGGCAATTGGTGTTGTTGCTACCGAAACCAATCTGTCATTGTTTGCTCTGCAAAAAGGATTCAAGCGAGCATATAGCGAGATGGCATCCGATGAAAAGCTTCTCGTAAGGCAGGCGTATTTTCTGGATAAGACTAATTTAGCAGCCGGTGATTTTGTGAAGACTTCAGGAAGCTGGGCGAACCAAACAAGAGTATTGTCAGAGCGATGGAAAGAATTCATGGTTATCATAGGCAATGGATTAATCCAGGTCCTTACTCCAGCAATACAGTTTTTAAATACATCCCTGTCATACCTAATCGAATTTGCAACTACAGCCGGGAGAGTATTATCATCAGTATTTAATTTAAGCGATGCGATCGGATCAACTGCAAACAACACCGCCGCTATAGCGGCCAGTGCAGGAGATGCTAGTGCTGGCTTGGATGATATGAGCGATGCTACAAAAAAGGCATCAAAGGCTGCTAAAGGCGGTCTGTCTAATATTGATAAGCTCAATAATATGACAGAGAGCATAGCTGACAATTCCACCGGGGCTGCGAATGCACTTTCAAACATGGGAGCTGGTTCCGGTACTTATGGAGCTACGGTAAAGGTAGATTCCGATACTTCGGCACTCGAAACTCGACTAACTGGAGCGATGGGTAATATAAGGTCGCTAATGACTGGATTTAATTCATGGATAACTAGTAATTTTGCCCCTATCTTCACAGGAATATGGGCAGGGCTTCAAGCACCTATTGAGACATTTAAAGGCATCATGGCAAAAGTATTCACGGATATACAGAGTCTCGGGCAACCGCTAATTGAT